CTGACTATGGCTTGAATAACGAGCATATATTACCGCTTTCGTAGTATCACCTCCAACTGTTTTTTACGTTTTAACAATTCAAAAGATACAATTTTTTCAACCGATAGATACTTTTCTATCCCCCTCTAATTCTTCTTTATGTTCGAAGTTATAGACCATGCTCATGAATTCATGCTTTGATCTGCGTGATAGAGAGCGATATATTCTCAAAATATCAACTTCATCCTCATTTTCTGGTTGTGGCTTTATAGACTCATCATCCATGAAGAAATCTATTACTGAGCAGTTTAATTCTTTAGCAAAAGCTACCAATTCTTTTTCTTTTGGTAAAGATCCTTTATTTATAGCCGTTACAAAAGATGAAGACCCTTTAACCTTTTTAACGACTGTGGTTAAATTTGTACCTCTTTCCGCACAAATACGCTTTATGTTGTCTGCGAAAGCCATGTAAATTCTCCTTATCTGAATTTTATCTCATTTTTTCAAAAAATATTCTTGACAATTCGTATAATAAGAATTATAATAAGGACAAGAGGTTCGGAATACACGAATTGACAATAAAAACGCTGGCCTCTCTGAATTGCAATTCGAGAAGCTTGTTTTAAAAATCATTTATAATAATAACAATAACAATAATAACATCAATTCGTGAAAAAGTCAAGAAAATTCGGACTTAAAGAATAAAGAAAGGAGAAAAAAAGATGTATGAAATTCAAAAGCGCATGAAAAAACTGGGCATAAAGCAAGTGGACTTGATTTTCGAATTGCGCAAGAGAGGTTATGTAGTTCAACCCCCTGAAATGTCTTCTATTATCCGTGAGCTTTATACTTTTCCAAAGGCAAAAATCATTCTAAAAGAATGTGATGCCATTCTTAAAGAATATGAATCTCACTGATAATCAGATAGATGATCTTTCAAGACCTTTGGGGAGAATTTTAGAAAAATTTTATAAAAATCCCCAAAACGAAGAAGACTTTCAACAATGGTTAAAATCCATAAACAAGGAGAATTCAAATGAAAGCGATTAAAAATTATATGAGTTGTCTTGCGATTATCATCTTAACATTGATATCCGAACCAATACGATTTTTTTGCTTTTTGTCAAGCTTGGTTATTTTCGTGATGATAGGGATCGACGGATGGAAAGAGTATAAAAAATGGAAGCGTTAAGTAAACTTTTGTGTCTTATTTTCAAAAGTCCTTTTATTCTCTTATTACTCATTATACTTGTGTATGTGTTAGTAAGCTTGATGAGGGATAATTCTAAAGCGAAAGACGGTGATGATAATGAGCAATAAAAAAACGGGTAATAGTTTCGAGAACATGTTATGTGAAATTCTCAGTGAAAATGGATTTTGGGCGCATAATTTGGTTCAAAACGCAAGCGGTCAGCCGGCTGATGTAATTGCGGCTCGAAATGAAAAAGCATACCTCATTGACTGTAAAGTATGCAGTAAAAGAAGTTTTGCGATGTCACGTATGGAAGAAAATCAAGACCTCTCTATGACTCTTTGGCAGTCATGCGGTAATGGCGTTGGTTGGTTCGCAATGCTACTCCCTCAGAACTGCATTTATATGGTGTCTCACAAAACGATGGAAATGATTAAACAGAAAACATCCTATCTAAACGAGAGACTTATCTGGGAACTTGGAATACCGATGAAAGAGTGGTTGAGCACGGCATGATTATTACGGTTTCTAACACTCTCACTGTCGATAATCCTACACCGGAAATGATAACATGGTGCAAAAAAAATCTCACGCTTATCAATCCAGATTACACTAAAAAAGCTCGAATGGGTTTGTGGTTAGGTAATACCCCTAAAACATTATCTCTTTATGAGCAACATGGAAATTCATTGCTTCTTCCGTTCGGTACGTTAAGTTCTCTACCTAATAGCATCAAAGCTGAAAGTTACATCTTCAATTGTTTCCCGAACGCTGTAGATGTAGATTTTGGTGGAAAAGAAGTTCCGCTTTACGATTATCAGAAAGCCGCTGTCGAAGCTGTTACCATGGCTAATTTTGGTATTTTACAGAGTCCTGCCGGTAGTGGTAAAACACAGATGGGAATCGCAATGGTGAAAAAATATGGTAAGAGAGCGTTGTGGCTAACACACACTATAGATCTCTTGAAACAAAGTAAGGAAAGAGCGGAACTGTATATTGATAAAAAATGTATCGGTACGATTACAGGTGGAAAAGTTAATATTGGGAGCGGCATCACCTTTGCTACTATCCAAACCATGTGCAAGCTCGACTTAACTCAGTACAAGGACAAATGGGATGTCATTATAGTAGATGAATGTCACCGTTGTAGTGGCACACCGACTGCTGTAACGCAGTTTTCAAAAGTACTCAACAGTTTATCTGCTCGGCATAAAATAGGTCTCTCCGCTACGGTACATCGCTCCGACGGGATGATTGAAGCAACTTACGCCCTTCTCGGTCATGTTGTTTACATAGTACCCGACGATGCTGTTGGAGATAAAATCATGAAAGTGGGAATAAAACCCCTTTACACTGGTATCGAAATAGATCGAAGTTGTCTCAACACAGACGGCATTTTGAATTACACCAAATTGATTACCTATCTTTGTGAAGATTTTAGGAGATTATATTTCATTTCATCGTGGATTGTTTCGGAGAGTGAACATTCTTGCCTTATCCTTTCTGATAGACTTGAACATTTGGAAAAACTCATGGACTCTCTACCTCGTTCTATGAGAAGTAAAGCAGTTATGGTGAGTGGAAAAATGACAACTAAAAAAGGTAAAGAGGACAGAGAAAAAGCCATTGATGATATGCGAAAAGGAAAGAAAAAATATCTCTTTGCGACATACAGCTTGGCTAAGGAAGGTCTTGACATACCATGTTTAGAGCGTCTGTTTCTAACCACACCCCAAGCAGATTATGCAGTGATAACGCAAAGTATTGGCAGAATAGCTCGTGTTTGTGATGGTAAGGCGAAACCTATTGTTTATGACTTCGTTGATAACATTGGCTATCTCGTGAAGTCTTACAAAAGACGTTGCGGCACATATAGAAAGAACGGTTGTTACTTTGTAGATGGAGGTAACGAATGAGAATTATAAGTTATGACTTTGAAGTATTTGCTTATGATTGGTTGGTAGTGCTCAAAGACAAAGAAACAGGTATTCGCACTCATATTCATAACGATAACGAAGCTCTTAAAACAGCAATCTCCGATGATTGTATCTATATTGGTTTCAACTCCAAACACTACGATCAGTTTATTATGAAAGCTGCGGCAGTCGGATTTTCTCCACAGGAAATTAAACAAGTCAACGATTTCATTGTTGATGGCGGTCAAGGTTGGGATTGTCCCTCCCTACGAGATATTTCCTTCTATTTTAATAACGTAGACGTGAAAGATGATATGCAGATGGGATTATCACTCAAGGCGATTGAAGGACATCTCGGATTGAGCGTAAAGGAAAGCTCTGTACCATTCGACATAGACCGTCCTCTAACTCCCGAAGAAATTGAGGAAACGTTCTTCTACTGTGATCACGACGTTGATACCACTGAGCGAATTTTTGATATTCGTAAGGATTATTTTAAGAATAAGATTAACCTTGGTCGATTAGCAGGTCTCGATGAAGTCAAAGCCATGAGCATGACAAACGCCAAACTTACAGCGGCATTGCTTAAAGCATCCGCAAAACCTCATGACGATGAACGCAAATATCAATATCCAAAGAATCTGTTGAGGGAATATATACCTCAAGAAGTATTTAATTTTTTCGATAAGATGTACGATCCTGAAATCTCTGACAAAGACTTATTCAGCGGTAAGCTCGAATTATTCATCGGTGATTGTCCCGTAACAATCGGTTATGGTGGTATACACGGTGCTATCCCTAACTTCATATGGACAGAAACCGATGACAGCGTAATCCGCAATAAAGATGTTGGTAGTTACTACCCTCATTTGTGTACTATCAATGGTTATACCAGCAGAAATATTCCTTCCGCTCAAATTTACAAAAACGTATTGGAAAGTCGAATGAAAGCCAAAGCAAGCGGAGACAAAGCCACTGCAAATGCTCTTAAACTCGTATGCAACACTACTTATGGAGCAATGCTGAACAAGTACAACGATCTATATGATCCGCTCATGGGACGGTCGGTATGCATAAGCGGCCAGCTTTATTTGCTTGAACTGGCACAGCATTGTTACAAAGAAATAGAAAGTCTAAAAATCATTCAGTTAAACACAGACGGTATCATGGTAGAGTGTCACCCGGATGACCTCGACAAGCTGGATAAAATTTGTGAGGAATGGCAGAGCAGAACAGGGTTTGAACTGGAAACGGATTCTGTAACTCACATTGCCCAAAAGGACGTAAACAACTACATTGAGGTTCAACCGGACAGAAAAACTAAATCTAAGGGAGGATACTTAGTTCGTGGCATTGCTCCGGCAGGAGCGTTCAACATCAATAATAATGCTTGTATCGTAGTAACTGCCCTCAAGGAGTACTTTGTTAACGGTATTCCTGTGGAGAAAACCATAAATGAATGTAACGATATTTTTCAGTTTCAGCTCATAGCAAAAGCAGGAGCAAAATACCGTGAAGCTTATCACATTGTCGATGGTAAACAAGTCCCGGTACAAAAGGTAAATCGTGTGTATGCCTCAAAAGATGAGCGTTATGGCAAGCTTTTTAAAGTCAAAGCTGAAAATGACAGTACCGCCAAAATCGAAATGCTTCCAGAACATTGTATCATCGACAATGACAATCTCTTAACAATCGATGATGTAGACAAGAGGTTTTACATCGAAATGGCGAAAAAACGTATAAATGATTTTTTAGGCATTAAACCTGAAAAGAAGACAAGGAGGAAAACAAATATGGCTACAGCCAAGAAAACAGAAACAGTCAACACTGCTACAATGAACATTTATCAGAAATTGCTTAAAGCAAGAGCTATGTTCTTAGAATCCGAGGTGAAGAAGACAGGTAAGAACATGCACCTGTCTTTTAAATACTTCGAGCTTGAGGATATTGTTCCCGTTGCAATTCGTATCTTCGGTGAGGTCGGCATTGTCTCTATGGTAAACTTCACCAGCGATACCGCAACCATGACGATTGTAAACACAGACAACCCTGAGGAGACAATTTCGTTCATTTCTCCGTTCAACCAAATCGCTCCTATTATTTCCAATAATACCGGCAAACAAGCAACCAATGAAATGATGGCTCTCGGTTCATCTATCACATATATGAGGCGTTATCTCTACATGATTGCTCTCGACATTTGTGAGAATGATAGCATCGACGCAAACGCTGGTGTTCCTATATCTGATCCCGCACCGAAATCACCCCCTGCCACTCCGGAACAGAGACAAGAAGTCAAAAAGGAATTGACATCCCCTAAAAACAATGCCACAAACCTGCAAATTAAAGGTCTGAAAAACGTTTTGAAGAAGCTCAAGGACGCAGATCCATCTAAGGAGGAAATAATCGCTAAGATTGCCATAGAGACACAAGGCTTTACTGTGATTTCTAAAGAAGACTGTGAAGCTCTCATTCAGAGAATTACTGCTATGTTGAATGGAGGTGACAAATAATGAGGACAGAAACCTATATTTGTGATTTATGCAAACAGAGCAAAAGTAAAAATGATTTATCAAAAATCACTATTAAGACAGAAGGAATCATGATCAAGAATCAGCCTTATAGTGGTATTCAAGTAGATGTATGTCCGGATTGTTTAAGAAAAAAAGGATTCATTGTAGATATAAAAGAATCCAAGACATCTGTAGAAAACGCACAAGCTACAAACAGAAAAACGATTGAAGATAAATTATTTGATATATTGGACGATTTGGGAGTAGCGTTTGTCGAATAATCAAATCAGAGGAGGTATAACAATGGCTAATATTACATGGTTGGAGGACAATCGCTTACAAATTGCTCCTCCTAAAAAAACAAAAAAATGCACCGGAACTCGTTTCGCTACAATTCTCGGTTTAAATCCGTGGTCTACCGCTTTCGAAATGTGGTGTGCAATCACCAAAACATATGAAAAACCTTTTGAGGACACAATCTATACGGTAGCCGGTAAAACAATTGAACCAAAACAGGCAGGGTATATGAAGAAATCCTATGGTATGGATTTGATCACCCCTACTGACCGCTACGGTTCTGACTACTTCAACAAGACTTGGGGTGACTTCTTCCCTGAAAGTAAGCATCTCGGCGGCATGTGGGACTACCTCAGTATTAACGAGAATGGCGAAGTTGATACCGTCCTTGAAATGAAGACCACCAAGCGAATTGAGGACTGGCAAAATGATGCTCCTGAATATTATGCGTTGCAAGCGGCTCTTTATGCTTATTTACTCGGTGTAGACAACGTTATCATGGTCGCTTCGTTCCTTGAGGAAAAAGACTATGAACATCCTGAGAATTTTGTACCGAACATCAATAACACCATCACAGTAGAGTTCAAGGTTTCTGAGCGTTACCCTGATTTTGCAGAAAAGGTAGCACAGGTTGAACAGTGGTGGACAGATCATGTTGAAACAGGTATCTCACCTGTGTTTGACGAGAAAAAAGACGCTGAAATTTTAGCGGCTCTTCGTACTCATAATCTTACACCGGACACCGACATTACCGCCTTGATTGCCGAAGCAGAAGCTCTCAAGAAAGAGGTTGACAAAACTACTGCCGCTATTGCAGACAAAGAGAAGCGACTGAAAGAAGTGAATGACATCATCAAAGCACATGCTATGAAGCAATTTCGTGAAGGTGATAAAAAGGTTGAGGTTAAAGGTAAAACTTACACTTGGACAATTTCTCGCTCAGAACCTAAGCCTAAAATTGTGTATAACGAAGACGCAATGAAACTTGATGGTGTTTACGATAAATATGTATCACAAGTATGTGGTGAACCTACATTCCGCATGACTGTTAAATAAGGAGGAATATAACAATGGCAAGAATCCCTATGACGAGTGGTTTTACTCTCATTCCCGAAGGAACTTATGTTTTTAGAATTTATGACGCTACATATGATGAGGATTTTGGTAAGATCGAAATCAAATTGGTGAACGCCTCCGGCATGACTCATACCGAGCGTTTTTCGATCAAGGACGCGAACGACGAGTACAACGAAAAGGCTCTCAACGCTTTTTCATATTTTGCGAAAACGGCCTTGAACAATTTCGATATTGAAGATATTGATCCAAAAGAACTCATTGATCATTACATCCGTGCAGAAATAGTGCATATCAAAACGCAAAGCAACAGAGACCCAAACAAAGAAATAACCTTTGCGAATTTTGGAGACAAAATGCCAGCGGATGGATTTGACACTAAACCAGTTGACCGTGCTCTGACATTGGGTAAAGACGGGGCAGATAGTATGTCTTCTCAGGTCAAATCCACTCCCCAAAAAACAACTACAGGATTAGACATTGATAGTTTGCTCAACAGCTGATCTTTTCAAAAGGAGGTATAATTATGGACTTACCTAACTTAGAATTGCTCTTATACAAAGCGCAAATGCTTCTCACTTCGGATAAAGAGTTCGCCCGTAGACGTACTGAGAAACCATGCCCTTTAGATTTCAATGTGATTGTTTTCCCTCAGATATGGGGTAGCACTTGTACAGGTTTTGATATACTCCCAGACGGAAGACCCGTTGTAGCCGGATCAGCAATGACCAAAGAATATACCACAATTATTCACGAGACAATCACTGATTGCTATTGTGTTTTCTTTGGTGAAAGACCGTGTTATAAAGTAACAGATGCCAACAAGAATTTTTACAAAGATCTTGATAAAAGGAATATGGCAAGTTTGTCAGAAGCAAAGAAACGATATTAAGGAGGCTTATTTGATGTATAAACTCAGAAATATTAACGGAAAAGTAAATGCTTTACTCCGCACCGGCAAAGACTTTGTGAAAACTTGTCTTTCGGTTTCTGCGGCACAGCATATTATTGATACCGGAAAAATGAAAAAATCCAATATCAAGGGATATCCGATAAATGTCGGTGACAAATGGTACTTTGAAGGTGATATCATCAAAAAAGTAGAGAATGAGGAGGCTTCTAAGCCATGAGAACGTTTTACTCTGAATACTGTCAACACTGTATGCGCTTTTACGTTCGTCATCCCCGTCCTGATTTTAAATCAGACGTTGACAAACAAAATTGGCAAGCTTGCGATAATGCTCTTAAAAGTTTCTCCCCTTCTGAGATAGATATAATCAAAGAAGTATATGCAAGCGGTGACACCATCGCTGATAATATTTACGAGATTTCACAACGAACTGAAATCAAGCAGGATTCTGTTTGGAATCTTATGAGAAAGCTTGAACACAAAATCGCCAAAAGGAGAAAGCTGATTTGAACTATGACAACATACCTATCGAGCTTAAAAAGTTAAATCAATGGGTTTGTACTTATAGTAACAGCAAAATTCCAATGCAAGCGTCAGTGAATGATGTAGCTTCATCTGTCAATCCCCAAACATGGACTTCCTTCGACATAGCTAATGAGGCTGTGTCGAAGGGGTTTTATGATTACTGTGGTTTCGTTTTTGCAGACAATGGCTATGTCGGTATAGACATTGACATTGGATATGATGAAGACGGTCTTCTCTCTCAGCTTGCCGCAGATATAATCGGCAAATGCGCAAGTTACACGGAAAAATCTAAGAGCGGCAGAGGGTTCCATATACTCCTCAGAGGTTCGCTTCCTTTCATGGGCAAAAATAATCTCGCCGGGGTGGAAATATACAAATCGGCTCGATATTTCATTATGACAGGTGAGACAATTCTCTATCACAAAATAGAAGAAAATCAAGAGGCCATTGATTACGTTGTGGAAAAATACTTTCCCAATTTCAGACGTTCTTCTGGAAAAATCGGCAGAGAAAAAATCTACTCTCCCCTTTGGGAGACTCCTATAATCAATGGACGAGTTAAACTAAGACCGATTTATCCTCGTATACCAAGTGGGTGCCGGAATATCTGTCTCACATCGTTAGCAGGTATGTTACACAATCAGGGCTACAGCAAAGCACAAATTAACGACGAACTCTTATATGCCAACACTGTAGCCTGTGACCCACCGCTTGATAGATCTGAAATCAGTACAATATGTAACAGTGTTACGAGATATAAACGATAGAAGAGGTTTATAAATATGTTTAAATGTGGAAAATGCAGAAAAAAATGTCTATGTCGTTTTTGCTCAAATAACATCACTTGTAAAATTGCTCTTAAAAAATATTGTAAAGCGGTTTGCTATTGTAGTATCAACCGGAAAATCAAGGAGGGAAAAACCCATGGCTAAAGATTGGTGCGAAATTCAATCTGATTTTGATCGTATGCAATCAATGTCTTGTGTTCCTATAGGTTTGCGAAAAGTTCCAGAGAATCATGTTTTTGATGAAAATAAATCTGTGAAGTGGAACAGGGATAAAGTTGCAGAAAACAACCTCGCATACAAAAAGGAATTCGCAAGGCTCCATACTTTAAAAAACAAAGCAAGGGACTCTATATATGAAGATATTTACCTTTATATTCAAGATGAAGTAGGACATGTTATAAATCGTGACTGTGCTATAAAGATTTGGGAATATGCATATAAAAAAGGACATTCCTACGGTGTCTATCAGATCAAGCATGAGCTTGACGAAGCCATTGCCTTGATTGAAGATATACTGAGAATAATTACAAAACAGGAAGTGAATGAACAATAAATGAAAGACTGGACAGGAAACAGTAAAACAGCTTACACGACAATAGGCGCATCAAATCATAGTTGTGGTGTAAGAGAAGATAATGATTTTTATGCCACAGAACCAAAGGCACTTGAGTTATTACTCGATATGGAAACGTTTGATCCGTTTATATGGGAGTGCGCTTGTGGTAAAGGGCATTTATCAGAAGTGCTTAAACACAGAGGATATATTGTTCGTTCTACAGATTTAATAAATAGAGGTTATGGTGAAAGTGATGTAGATTTTCTAAGCACTACTTCAAAATTTAACGGAGATATTATTACAAACCCACCATACAGATATGCACAAGAGTTCGTAGAACATGCTTTAGACATTGTCTGTGATGGAAACAAAGTTGCCATGTTCTTAAAACTAACCTTTTTGGAAAGTAAAAAAAGAGGTAATTTATTTAAAAAACATCCCCCTAAAGTTATTTATGTTTCACGCAGTCGATTGCAATGTGCGAAAAACGGTGACTTTTTAACTTATAAAAATGGTACCGGCACAGCCATTGCTTATGCGTGGTTCATTTGGGAAAAAGGCTTTCGAGGGGAACCTATAGTGAGGTGGTTTAATTGATAAGTGATAGAGAACTTTTTGAGTTGCGCAATGGTCGAGTGATTATGGATGAGGAACTCTCAGAAAAAATGTATATCATTAAGTCCTATCACCCGGAAAAGGCAGATGAGACTTCTTCTGGTTTTGAGTGGTCGGAAATGGGCATGGCAAATCTTTTTGGTCTACTCTACAACAAAGAAGCTCGATTTTGTATTGAACATAAATGCTGGTACACCTACTTTGAGGGTGCTTGGCGCAAAGATGATGGAGCAATCCTGGTATCGGAAAAAATTAAAGATTTTGTGCGTTTAATGATCCTCTACTGTGGAGAGATCACAGACGATGAGATTAGAAAATCCTATACCTCTTTCGTTAACAAGATGGGCGATCGACGCATGAGGGACAGAATACTCAAGGACGCTACAGGCGAATTACATATCTCAGCTGCTGAATTTGACGCAAACCCTTACTTAATCAACTGCAAAAATGGTACTTATTCCCTTGAAGACTTTTCGTTTCGAGAAGCCAAATGGGATGATTTCATCACCATGCAAACTAACTTCAACCACACTATCAACCGCAAGGTTGAGTGTAAGAGATGGGAAAAATTCATTGACGAAGTTACACAGGGGGATAAAGATAAAGCTGATTTCCTTCAGCGTGCTCTCGGCTATTCAATGCTTGGTATGAGTAATGAGGAATGTATGTTTATTTTGCATGGTAAAACAACTCGAAACGGAAAATCAACTCTGCTTAACACCATAGAGACCATGTTAGGCGATTATGCTAAAGTCGCACCTGTCGGCATGATATGCAGAGGAGATAGGCAAAAAGATGTGGAAGCCGCCTCCCCCACTCTCGCTGGACTTAAAGGAAAACGTTTCGTTACTATGTCCGAAAGCAACGAATACGGTCGCCTTGATGAGGAAAAAATTAAGCAATTAACAGGCGGCGAAGAAATATCAGCTCGGGCTTTGTACCAGTCAGCTTTCACCTACAAACCGCAGTTTACTCTTTGGCTCTCTTGCAATGACCTTCCGATGGTCACAGACAAAAGCCTTTTTGCTTCCGAGCGTATCAAAGTGGTTGAGTTCAATCGTCATTTCTCTCCGGAGGAACAAAACACTCATCTTAAAGATGAATTAACCTCACAAGAAGCTATGAGCGGCATTTTCATGTGGTTGATACGAGGCTTTATTAAATACAAAGAAAGAGGCCTGGAAATGTCTGATTCTCTCAAGAAAATTGTTAGAAAATACGAAAGAGACAACGACTTGGTTCTACAATTTCTCGAAAATCGATGTGTGAGAGACGACTCCGTGAACATTAAAGCCAAAGACCTTTACACATGCTTTAAAATGTGGGCAAAAGCAGAAGGAGCTTTTGTTTTATCGGCAAGAAAGTTTAATGCTGAAATGGAACGTCACCCGGAATGGTTCGACCGAAGATCAACATCCAGCGGATATGTTATCTACTGGGGAGTGAAACTCAAAGAGGTAATATGATGAAAGTAAAAATATTAGGTACTTCTTATTCTATATCTTATAAATCACCTACCGAAGATCCTTTACTAAAAGAATGTGATGGCTACTGCGACGAAAGTTCAAAAAAAAATCGTAGTTACGACTCAAAACGGCAACCTTGATGATTTTAAAAAATATCAGAAAAAATGCCTAAGACATGAAATTATCCATGCTTTTCTGTTTGAGTCCGGTTTGGCTGAAAACTGGGAACATAAAAACTTTGGGCAGGAAGAAACGGTTGTCGATTGGATGGCGATTCAACTCCCAAAGATTATTAAAGTAATTCAGGAAGTCGGTGCTATATGACGAGAAATAACACAGCGGATGTTTTTTACGAACTTATGAAAGCAGTAGAAGAACTTACTAAAAGTCTGCGAAATTTCGAAAAAGAAAGTATGGATATAATAGAAAAAGAATCTTTACCACGTCCTTGTAAAAGTATTGGTAAATCTATTACAAAGCCACTTTATCTTGAGAATATTAAAGATCATAGAATCAATAAAAAATATAAAAAGTATAAAAGGATGAATACAAAAATTTCAAGAAAGTAGGTGTGTTATGAATAAATGCGAATATGAGTATCTGCAAGACCGTCTCACAAAGAAAATAAATAATAATCCTTATCGCCATACAGGGTGCACGAATTATGAAACCGGATATAAAGAAGGTGTCCTGGCGGCAAAAAGTATTCTTTCCGACTATTTTAAACATCTTAATAAGGAGAAAAAATCATGAACGCAACTTGTATTGATGAAAAAGGCGATTTCAAAGCTTGCCCATACCGAGTATTCACGGAAGAACACGAAGCTGTGCTCCGTGGAAGCGGTGACTTTGTAGTACAACAGTTTTACCCATGCATAGGTGAAGCTTGTGTAGGATATCATGCTGGAATTTGTCTGAGAGCTTGTGAAGCTTTAAAGGAAGTGAAAAAGGATGAGACGTTTCTTCAAGATAGTTGAAACAGATGCCGACACGTTTATTAAAGCAACAGGTACAGACTATAACGATAAACGAGTGATTGTTCCTATAGATGGAACTGTTTTCGTTGTCATAAACGATAAAAAAGAACACGAACTCCGTATACCTATAGCATGTTTTGATGATGAAATATTCATGATAGTAAACAAAGAAATGCTATGGAAGACGGAATTTAAAAGAAGGAGGAAAAAAGATGTCCCGTTATTTTAAAATCATTGAAATTGATGCTGATACTTTCAGCGAAACAACCGGAGAAATATTAGATTGTTCGCAGGTGATTGCTCCTATAAACGGAAAAGTATATGTAGCCGTTGACGATCAGGAAGAATATGAGATGAACGTACCTCTTGATAGTTTTGATGAATAATTAAGGAGGTTGAGAAAGTGTTTGCTATATAGAACATCAAGACAGGTAAATTTGTAACCGGTACGGATTATCGTTATTATCCTCCACATCAACGCACACACAAAAATCAAATGCTTACATACGGCGACCTATACTCAGCAAAGTCTGATTTTAATCATCGCTCTTGTGGCAAAGATTATCGTATTGTATGCTTGAAAACGATTGAAGTTAAGCGAATAATCGACTATGACTGCCCTGGTGAATATAAGGTTCATCCGGGAGATTTACAAAAAACCTCATGACAAGCACTATATATTTTCTCAGGAGGTGATATCATGTTCGTGGAATTGCACATCAATAAAAAACCTATTTTCGTAAATGTAAATACTATTTCGGCAATTGTTAAAGAAAGAGACCAATGCGCTGTTTTTCAGGTGGCAGAAAAAGATGACTATTTTATAGTTGACGAAAGTTATGATACAGTACGTGAGCGCATTGAATATCTTTGCAAGAAAAAATAATAAAAAAGGTAAAATTAGTCCGTTTTAGGTCATGTCAAGTAGTAAAAGTAGTTGTTTTTAAGTTTTTGCGGTAAAGTTCCCTTATAAGGGGTATATATAGTAAAAGTTACACGCAAAAATCGATTTTTAACTACTTTTACTACTTCGTGCGAAAAAGAGGACTCTTTCAGGTGATTGTATATTTACATACGATTGCAGACGATAAATATAACTATAGGAGGTGTTAAAAGCATGGCAACAAAGAAAAATACAGAACCAGAAAAAGTACCGATGCTAAAAAAGAAACCGAGAGGTGGCAATTCTCCTGTCATTGGTGACAATGGGTTAATTCTCGTTCCCGGTGATAATACAAAAATATTGGAAGTTAATATGGCTTTGCTGAATTTTCCCGACATTGACTTGAAAGATGTTGAACAAGTAAAGCAAAGACTTAACGACTATTTTTTGTTGTATGCTCAAGCTGATTTGAAGCCAACGGTTGTTGGTATGGCTATAGCTCTTAATGGACACAACAGACAATGGCTTTGGGCATTAACCCATGATCAGCCTGTCAATGGACAAGGATATAAAGTTTCGTTGCCGCCTGAGGTTTCAGACGTCATTAAAAAAGCATACTTTTTGATGGAAAATCAGTGGGAAACCTACATGAATAGTGGGAAAATTAACCCGGTATCCGGCATTTTCCTTGGCAAAAACAACTTTGGTTATCAAGATAAGACCGAATATGTGGTTACTCCGAATGTACAACCGGAAAGCGAATACAATGCAGAGGACATCCGTTCTCGTTACATTATCGGCTCTGTTACCGACTCTAAAACTGAAAACGACTAACGACTATCGACTATCAAACGACTATCGACTATGAAATTGCCGCTGTCGGCTGTTCCGGGTATGTTCCGGGTGGCTGGCGGCGGTCTTTTTGTCGGTGTAAATGCTTTCGTTTACCGTGTGTATAACTTCTCTTATATACCCCTTATATAGTAAAAGTTTCACACATAGTAAACTCTTTCATTTACTTATTTATATATGTACTTTTAATTTACATTTATTCAAGAATTTATTTTACATAAACACTTGACAAGTAAATGTAAATATGATATATTACAATTACAGATTAAGAGTAAATGAAAACACGAAGCACTGGATGCAAACAGGGGGTTTTAAAATGACAAGAAAACACTTGATATAATGAATTCATCAAGAAAACGCTTGACGGATTAAAGGAGGTACACAAAAATGACAAGAAAACAGGCCGCTTTGTATGCGGCAGATTGTAGAAAAGCAAAGGCGGCAGGGTTGCCGAAACCGGAACGCCCCGATGTTTCTAATTTTTCTGTTATGGAAACAGCCGCCAAACAGAGTAAACGTAATTTGAAAACAATGGAACATAGATTGAAAGTAATTATTGATCAGTCTATGTATATTATGGATTTTTTCGACACTGTTGTTAAAGACAATCCCGAGTTAACAGTATATCAGAGAATACAAGACGCAATATGCAATAGTTTGTACGAATTGCAAGAAACAATTAAATATATTTAAGGAGGAAACACCATGAGCAAAAATTTTAAAATAGCAGACATTAACCCCGAAAGTGTTTACACTGTTTCTTTAATTGATAATTGGGACGGTAGCGCAGAACAACGCACTATGACAGGGGCGGAACTCATTTCTTTTACAAATGCCTCTTTACATCATTACGACATACACGCAGAGGAAGAACCCCAAAAGACAGAAAACACAGTTGAAAAAATCCTTGAATTTTTTGAGGATAACGAAGAAATTTTCAATTCCTGTATAGAGGAGCTGGACAGCTACAACGGATATCTGGGAGATAATCGCTATTATAGTATGGATGAGTTGGACGAGATTTACAGTAATACAGATCCTACTGAAATTTTAGCTCGTGCTTATTATGGATATGATGCTGAAACATGGACGAAGGACGCAGAAGGCTATAAAAATTATGGTTGTTTTTGTCCAAATCGTGAATATTTTTATTTTAACGGTTACGGGAATTTAGTATCATCTGATTATAAAGATTATACAAGTCTTCTTGATTGTTACGTAATAGAGGCAATGAGCGAAAATCGTTATTATATCAGCACTATCAAAGATAATGAAGAATTAACGGCATTGTTTGACGAATTGGACAACGAAACATTAAAATCAATAATATAAAGGAGATTTAAAACAATGAAAAATCAGTTTAGCAAAGTTGTAAAACATCTTGAAAAAAGTGAATGCTTTTTTGCACAAAGAGAGGGCGACAGTGTTTATATAACCAACGGATTTATTTTGATTAAAATTCCGGTTTATGTATACGATTTTCAGATTCGCCCTTTATCCGGTCAGTTTATCGAAATAAAAGACGGTGAAAAAGTCAGTCGCAGTTCAAACGATCCGTTTTGTAGAGTGGATGAAACAGGAAGAGATATCAAACAGATGTTAGAGTACATCAAAACAGATGTTGAAATGATAAAAAGTGATTTTTTAGTTGAAATACCAGCAAAAACAAATTCTAAAAAGTTAATAAAAGCAAGGCTGTTTTTTACAGGTAATACGGTTGCAGGTGTAAACGAAATGTTTGTTGACATGTTTTCCGAGATTGTAACCGGGTCATGGTGTGGTGATGGAAAAAACATTTCCCCTATTGTATGGAAAAGCGACAGCGAAGATATAATAATTGTTATGATGCAGCTGAGACTTGAAAAGAAGATTTTCGAAGTATGGAAGGATGTGTCAATATGAATATCAACGAAATAATGAAAGAGCTTGCACAATATACAAGAATGAGCGAAGAGATCAACGCCACTTTGGAAGGCTTGAAAGATCAGTTAAAAAAGTACATGTCAGATAATAACATCGATACTATTACGGGAGACGAACACAAAGCCACATATAAAGAAGTTATATCAAACCGTATAGATACAACTGCTTTAAAACAGCACTTTCCAGAAGTAGCAAAAAGGTTCACCAAAACAACGAAAACAAAACGTTTCTTATTCACGTAAAAGGGGGATTTCTTAATTGTTTATTATTACTTGCTTTTTAATTTTTCCTTTAATACTCATAGCTGAGATATTAAAAAAGAATAAATAAATT